GGGGATAAACCTGCGCGTCGTCATCGACTACTTTGCACAGGTACTCTTGGATAAACGCCAAATCACCCATAGCCTGTCGTTGTTCCATGATAAATTTTTCAGAACGGTGTTCCGGCCATAAACATTGCAGTTTTACGCCGTCAGGATTCGATTTCCACTCATCCCAATTCGGAAAGGCCGACCATGTGCCGGATTTCCATGTATCGTTCTTCAACATTTCTGTATGGTAAATATCTGTCTTTGACATCGGGGTTCCGACAACGTAAAAGTCGGTTCCGGGCGACAACATTGGTGTTACGACCTTTCGCATCCATTGTTGAACGGTGTCCATTGATGTATCGCCTAAATCAACAAGTACGTCGTCAAAAGCAATGCAAGCAGGGTGTTCACCACGAATAGCGGAGCCAACAGACGTGGCCTTAATCCACGCGCCGTTTGTAAAGCGCAATTCCATCTTTCCGCCCCGCCTTTCGTCAATCATTTTCCGTAAATCGGGATGCCTTGTTAAATCGGCACGAATTTCTGCTAATCTGTTGGACGCCGTGTCCTTTGAAGCCGAAAATAACCAAACTGTATAAGGTTTGTTGCGCCATTTTCGGAACAGGCAGTTGTGGGCGAGGACAATACGAAGGGTCGTTGACTTTGAGTGGTCACGCGGTGCAATAATACACACTCGGTGGACTTCAGAGTCACCACGCTCACGGTATAAGTCCATCCATTCGCCTATATGGTTTCCCCATGAGTAACCGAGCCATTCGTAGAAGTGTCTAACGTCTTTCCGCGACCTCTGAAAGTGGAACGCGGACATATCCATAGTATCACCCGTAAATCCAAGGAACAAGTTTCTTTTGACCGCAAAATGGACAAACGCGAGTAGACGCGGTCTTGATGCCAAGGTATTTTGTTGCCCAACCACAGGATGTGCATTTTACGGCTTGTCTGTCGTGTGGGTCTTCCATTATTCATCACCGTTAAGGATTTTCAACGTTCGGACGCCTTGTCTTAAGTCCGTGAACACCTGAATCTCTCTTGTTTCGGGATTAAGAATAGCCAACGGACAAGTTGGTCGGTCAGATGCAAAACCAATCATTTCTGCGAATTTGTCAATGACTTTGTAAGAACCGGGACGAATAGCCCAACGCTCAACACCGTGTCGTGTAAATGGTGCGGTAATCGGGACGTGGTTGTGACATACGACACCGATGTCGAAATCAGTCTCACCATCTTCCCACATCTTCTTTACTACACGCGCAGGGTCAATTTGTGAGTTACCGCGACGCTTGTGGCGCACAGCAATATGATATGGTTGCTTTCCAAGGAAAACACGCACGTTTAATTCATCGCATTGATACAACATATCGCGGTCTTCCATAATATCGGCTAGTGGGTCGATACCAGCATACTTTTTTGTCCATTGGTCGTGGTTACCTGCGACAACGGCTAAAATGTCACCATCGAACATATCAATGTAATGTTCCATTAACTGCCACTGTTTATCGGGAAGAATAGTGGCCTTTGCGGCGGGGAATGCTT